AACACAATTTGGATAATCAGATGTATCAGTATATTCTTTCCATGGTACTAAAATTGATTGAGAACCACTAATGTTAATTGCAGCTGTTCTATCTTCAAATGAGAATTTAGTTGTTCCACCATCTGCACTTCTCGGTCCTCCAAATTCCATTATTGTTAACATAGAAGAAGGTACACCATAACAAGCCAGAGCGGCTTTTAATGCTCTACTCGAACCTTTATGTTTTAAAAGATATGGTAAGTTATTAAGTAATCTTCTCCATATCTGATTCTGCATTTGTTTACCACTCATAGATGATACCGAAGTTCCATCAGAGGTTTCTCCAAATGCATATTCCCAAAGTGATTGTGCTTTTGATGGTATTTTTGCATCCCAGCTCAAAGATTTTAACATCTCTGATAATAGTGAATCTTTAATACCAATATCATATTTATGTTCAAGGTTTTTCTTTTGTGCAATAGCTTTTGTATATGAATAAAGAACATCAAAATGATGACCCATCATATTAAAAAACATTTTAAACTGTTCAGAATCTTGTGAATTTTGAACATGAAGTGGTAAATTATTTACTAAATAATCTTTATTATAGAAATCATAGTTTTGTGCATTGGAAATAACTCCATTATACCAGGATGTTGCTTCGGATGAATCAGAAGCAGATATAGATGTACCTCCAGCACCAGGATATGTTAGTCCATCTATTGAAGAAGATGTAAATAAAAATGTTTCAAAAGCATCAAATTCATCTTTAATGGTTTGTATAGATTGACTACTTCTATTAATTTCATTTTGTAAAGTTACTGAACCGGTATGAAATGAACCTGATTGTAATTTATTAATTTTTTCTTCATGGAACTCAATTAATTTAATTTTGTAAATAAAGTTATCAATTCTTTCTTCAGCTGAAGAATATTTTACAAAGTTATTCCACGCATAAGTGTATTCACCTTCTACATAAAGAGAACCGCTTATTTCTCGTGATGAACTTACAAAACTTAAATCTAATTTCTTTAAATCAAATCCACTACCACTAACATATTCTGTTAAAAGTTTGGTAGATGATGCGGAACCACTCGCAACTAAATCATCATATAATTGGAATCCAATGTTTTCACCACATACATCTTGTCCAAAGTTTGGTATTAATTCAATACAATCTTCTAAAGATTCATTAACTAAAGTAACTTGTTCAACATATGGTATTGATTGGATTTTAGATACCCATATCTGTTCATTTGGTTGTACTTCTCTTGGTAGTGGTTCGTATAATTTAAATACAAGAGTTTTTTCTTCGTTTATTTTTACTCTCTCACCAGTATCATCTCTAAACTCATATTCAGAAAAAGTTTCATAATCAGTATCCCAAGAAGCAATTACTTTGTTATTTGCTTCACCAAAGTGCATTAAGTGAGTTAAATATTTAGATGAATCCCCACCTAAAACACTTGTATCAAATACATCACATATTGCCTCTTTAATATCTCTTAAAACTTCATCTCTTCTTAATTTGATATTACCTTTATCAAATCTTACTTGAATAACTTCAGTTTTACCTGCAGTTTTCTCATCTCCCTCTTCATTATAAGGAATAAATAATAAATCAAATACAACCGCATCTACATCTTCATCTAAAGTGTTACCAGCTTTTCTTAAAATTTTTCCAATGTTAAAAGCTTGATTGCCATTTGGTGGCCTTTTAGATGCTAATTTTTTTGAATCTAATACTTCATTAATATAGATATCAATATAGTTTGTGTTTATAGAATCCCAATTAACATTGAAATCTACATTATATCCTTGATAATCCTTACCAATTATTTCTCTTGGAGCTTCTATTTCTATAATATCTGGTCCAGGTAATAAATTTTTTCTTACTGCAGTAAACGATACTCCAACTACATTACCACTACCATCAGTATCAGAAACAGCTTGGAAGTTTACTGTATATTTTCCTTCTCCATTAAATAAATCGGATTCGGTAATAGAAACAGTACCCGATGTATCTAGTTTTACTTTCTGTTTTCCTATTGTATAGATTACATAATCAGCATTTACTGAACTAAAATCAATATCAATGGTTTGTTCACCAGATGAACCCTGTCCAAAGTTAATTATGTTATCACCAGTTAGCTCTGCTGTTGTCTGTACCGATTGTGGTCCTCTGGCTACAGTACCTCTATCTACAACCTTTTCAGTATAATATGCTTCTTGTCTGTATCTATAAGTTGCTGTATTGGGTGGTGGTAATGGAGTTGCGGTTTTACTTACCGCTACTTTCAACTTATAAGAACCTACCCCAAGTGTATTACTTGAAAATCCAGAAGATGTTGCTGATTGTACTAATCCTCCACTTCCGTTATATAATTCATATGAATAGCTACAATCTGCATCAGCACCATTAAGTGTTACATCTACCTTACCATTAACTGCATCATCATCTCTAATAATACCTGAAGTTATTGTACCAGGTATACTTTCACTTTGGTTATTTAGTTTTAAATTTGCAGTTACACCATCTGGCATATTTACATCAACACTAATGTTAATACCAGTTGATACCTGAATTACTTCTTGTTTTTCGAAGAAAAAAGATAGAGTTGCACTTTTTACAGTATTAGATAATTCCTTTATAGTTCTTCCATTTTTTTTAATTTGAGTAATCCATTTTGGTATATCAATACCAGTAGATGTATCGTTTGTTTCTATGGTTTGTACTGTATATAAATCTTTAGATTCACCATATCCACCAGCTTTTGCTCTAAAAGTTGCAGGAGTTAAAAAGTCTTTAGAAGTAAATTGTTTTTGACCAGTTGTTATTTCACCAATAGAACTTCCACCACTTACTTTAAAATTTACACCATTTGGATTTGAAACAAATGTTAAAGTAAAATTGAAATGTGAAGGAATCAAAGGTCTAAAAGAAATATCAGTATCTTCATTTTCAAACCTATCACCACTTCCTCTTGAACCTCTACCACCACTTTCAATGCGCAGAAATTCTTCTTCAGCCGAGACACTAAAGTTTCTTCCATCGTTTAGTTCCGAATCAGTACGGTTTGGGTCTCCAAATCTGTCAAATTCATCTATTACCATTTTTCTCCTATTATCTTTCTATATAAATATTTTTCTCCTAAAATCCCGCCCTACCTTCTGCAGCTGGGTTCCTTGGAAGTCCAAAAGGATTACTACCACCTGGACTTGCATATTGGAAAATCTCATGTCTCATCGTTAAATCTCCAAGTCTAATTGTAAAAACTGCAGTTACATCATTGGTACTGCTATTAGGACTTATAGACCCCACTACTATTGTGCCTGGTCCTGTTCCACTTGTTGGAGATATATCAATTCCATATGCGATTGCTGGACCTGTTAAATCAGTAACACTCCACCTCTCTCCAGGTAGGCAATTTACGGTAACTTTCTGTATTTTACCACCTTCCCCTTGACCATTTGAGTCAAATCGCAATTTCGTAGGAGAAGTTCTTAAGAAACTTGTTGGTTTTGTTGATTTTGGACTATCTACCACGACATTATCATTTCTTACAACTGTTGTTCCTGCTTGTGTTATAGTCAACGATGCTTGTCCATAATTTAGAATATTTACAACTTTGTGTTTAACTACAATAGTACCAGTTCTGGCTTGTCCTGTATTCTTGTTAACTTTATATTTAAGTTGTCTATCACTACCATAAAATGTACCACTTCCTTTGGTTATTTCTACCCAACTAGGAGAAGAAATAACTTCCCATTTAGCTCCTTTTGTACTATAATTTGGAGATAATTTTACAGATACAAATTCAGATGTATCTCCTCTTGTTTTATATTGGCCTTTACTACTAGGGTCTAACACCAATTGTCTTTGAGTTGATGTTCTAGTACCACCACCTGATGATGTTTTTACTACTACTTGTTTTTTAGGTGGTGCAGGATAACTACATGGTGCATATGCACCTGTGTTATTTGCCTTTATATCATTACACCTTCCACTATAATCACATTCACCATCCTTACCAAAGTTTTTAGCACCTTTATCATTACAAACTTTTATATTTCTAGTATTTCGTACAGAAATCTTATATCTACATTGAGAAGGTATCGTAGCATTTTTATTGTAATTTTCTGCTGAACTATCCATACAACCACGAATTTGTGCTGCTTTTGCAGGTGGTCTTGTTGATTGAAATTCTTCGTTACTTGTTACTGTTAAAAGAATTTGTTCTATTTTATCAATAGTTTTTGTTTGTTGTAAATTCTTTGCGGTGTTTAATCTTATATCTTGTTTTGGTAAAGAAAATTCTGCAGCGTTAGATGCCATTTCACATACTTCATCAAATACTCTTGCTATATCAAACTCAACACCAAATGTATCACCAGTTGGTTGACCATAGTTTGATTCAAATGGATTGTAGTATCTATTCATACGATAGTTATCTATAATCTCTTGAAATAATTTTTTTACTTGAGTTAAGTAAACTTCAAAGTTTACCATTTTAAACTCTTGTTCTATAAGTTTAATATAATCTTGTCCTTCTGATATATTACCCTTTTTCATTAACATATTTCTAACAACCTTTGCAACATCCATTTGAGTTACAAATTCATCAAAAAATATTAGAACATCTGCGGTAAATGTACCACAATTTACAAACGTATCATATCTTGCTTGTAAATCTGAATTAGGTATTGAAGTACCATCTTCTACAACAGGTAAAACTCTTACCTCTGTTCTTGATGGTGATATTTCATGAATCCAAACTTTATCAAACAATCTTGGTTCAGAACCCAATCTTCTGTTTAATAAAGTAAGTTGAGTTTTAAATACACCATTAGAATATCCTGCTTCTTTAATAAGTTTTTCGGTATCAATAAAATACTCTTGAGCATTATTTGATTTTTTATTAAACTTATTTTCAGGAACTTTATCAAAGTATTTTTGTATATTCTCATCAGTATAAGAAATATATCTTACTTTTTTACCTTGAACGATTTCTTGTGGTAATTGATTATCAGAGGCATCATAGATTACAAACTCGATGATATCACCAACATCAAATCCGAAATAACCACGCTTGATTTCTTTTTCAAAGATTTTTCTATCTTTGTCATCAAGTCGGTATCCCTTCTTTTCTATTACTTGTTTGAATCCTTTTATTGCCATAATTTTTAATCCTATTTTCTATCCGCATGTGTTTGGTATGCTGACCAAGGTACTTGTACAGTTGAGCCATTTGATTTTAATCTAAAAGTATAATATCCTACACCACCAGCTTCACTACCACCATCCCTTTTACTATTTATATCAGAAGCGATACCAAAGTTTATATTTGGCCCTTGAACTGCAGTTTTCACTACACCATCGACCTCTTGAGCGGCGTTTATTGACCATGACCTTTTTTGTCCTTGAATTACAAAAGGACCGTATGGTTTTTGTGTATCTAAATTTTTAACACCTTTGTTTCCAGATTTTGCAGTATAACCAGTATTTACAATTGTAGACCCTATTAACTCGACCACCTCTGGTTCTGTACTTATAGATTTTATTTTTAGAGTTGCAGAATCTCCTGAACCTCCATTTTGGTGGTCTCTATATGATTTACCCGCTCTCCATCTTATCATACCACTATCTACCTTCCAATTAGTTGATGCACTCACTCTACTTGGGTCTTTTGCGCTCTCAATGTAAAGAGCAACTTTTCCGCCATCAAATATTCTATATCCATCAGTTATCGCATTAACCGCTTCTACTAAATTTGTAGCTTCAGCTTGAGTTTTTTGTTCTATTAATCTTTCTTCTGTTTCTTTTGCACTTTCTATTTGTGCATCTAAAATATCCAACTGAGCTGCTACTTGTCCTTGTAGTGATGCTACAATCTGTCTCAATTGAAGTATTTGTTCTCTTAATGTATCTTTTTGTGCAGTCAAACCTTCTACTTGTGCTTGTAGTGAAACTCTTGCTGAAGCTTCTTTTGTTCCTTTGATAATTGCTTGTGAGAATTTTGAACTCAACTCACCAAATGAACTTGCTTGTTGTTGTAGTTGATTTTCTGCAATCGCTCTTGCTACTTGTGCGGCATCTAATTGTTGTCTTAATGAACGTATTTCTCCTTGTAATTGAGAAACTTGTGCTTGTAAGTTTCTTATTGTATCATTTGCAGCTGCTAAATCTGAAATCGCCTGATTGTATCTTTCTAATAAATCATCGTAGACTGGTTTAGGGACTACTGGTGGTGATGGTGGAGGTGGAGGAACAATTAACTCATCTATTACAGTATCAACTGCTTTTTTTAGTTGACCTTCATCGTATTTAGGTTTCTCGATGTAGTTTGTTAACTCACCATCTCTTTCACCTTCAATGTGTTCGTATGGTTCAACTGATGATTTTGAGACAATAGTAGTACCCCCATCTATAAAAGTATGGGTTTTAGAAATAGGGTCCTCCGAGATGATTGCTCGAGAACCACTCTGTACTAATTCTGATACTCTTAATTTATTGTCTAAAGCCATTTATTATTTCTCTATTGTGAAAGTTAAATCCTTATCTTCAAAGTATTCTATTACACCATCTCTATCTACTTTAACTTGAATATAATAATCTCTATTGTATTCCCAATTTGTTAAATCTAATTTAAAGTAGTTACCACTTGAATCACACGAAACTTTTGTATAATCTCCAAACGGTACAATTATATCTTCTGTTACTATATCCTTTACTTGATAATAAGTAGATGATGGTAAATATTTTACATCTGTGTAAGAGTATTGATTGGTGTATGTTTTAAGAGGGTATTTTTCTCTACCGAAAACTCTGATTTCAGGTTTACTTCCACGCTTGTATCTGGTCTTTAATCTTTTGAATGTTACATGAATATCATCAGCGGTAAGTTCTGTTAAAGAACCAGTAGAGAACGAAGAATCATCCCAACCAATTCTTAATTTAGGTTGGTAAATAGTATTTGTTTCTTTCGAAAAGAATTTTAGTTGTCCGTAGTCATTGGTATCACTTTCTAATGATGAAGTATATTTGAGGATAAATCCTTCATTTGGAAGGGAACCACTAATCCAACTATCCATGGTCGTTTTAACATCCATTTCTAAATCAGATGTTTCGTATGAGAATGATTGTGTTGAATAAGAACCAGTAAACCAAGTTCCTCCCTTACCATTCAAAGAACCAGTTGTATCTGCTGAATGGTTTTCTTGTGTTAACCAATCTACACCTGTTCTTACTGAATTCCAAGAAACACCATCAGTAGTAATATCATCGAAACGAGTACCAATACCCATTTCCCAAGATTGAGTTACTGCATATGCATATATTGTATAATCGATAGGAATCTCCGATGATTCACATTCTCTTAAAATCATTTCAGCAGAACTCATTGTGATATCACCACTTACTATTGATTGAGATAGGGGAGTAGTTTCAAATTTAATTAAGGTGTGTGCAATATCTTTTAAACTTCCATAATAAGTTTTAGATACTTCTAATATCTCATCTAATCCTGTGTTTTGAGTTGGTTGTTGTAAGTAAATCGTTGCATCTTTTGATGCTGTTACAAAATGATACATTATAGAACCCTCCCTTTTATATCCTTGCCAGGATATTTTAATTCAAATACAGATGGGTCAAGTGATGGAAATACCATTTTACCCTTTGTTGCAGTTTCTATGTTGTATTTGTGTTTAGAATAAGTACCTCCACATTTATTTTCAATTATACACTTTGGTACCGACTGAACTCCCTCAACTGATGCAATTGTTAATTCTAGTTCAGAAATATTGATTGGTTGGTTGAATGTCCAATTATCTATGTTGAAATAATTTTCTATTTCTGTAATACATTGAAGTAAAACTTCTCTTTTGTTATATGAATTAAAAACTCTAATTTCAAAATCCACAGCAATATTAATAACAAATCCATCTAAAAGATTTATACCATCAGTTAACATTCTATATTCAGATAGATATGTTTTAAGGTTTTCTTTGACTGCTTTGTTAAGTGATACAAGTTTTTTATCAGAATTATATCCAAGTGTGTATAGATTAATAGCGAATGGATTATTTTTTTCGTTTACTGTTCCTTTTTTATTTGTTAAAAAAGTTTGAAGTTGGGTTTTTATTTCTGTTTCTGTTAAATTTTGTTCTTGTAAATCTAAAACTAATCCTGCAAACTCATCTAATGAATCAGGTGAAGCTAAAATAGAAGAAGGTGAATTATTATCTAACTCCCCATCTGGTGCTGTATATGCTTTTGCAATACCTCCATATTTAGCTGGAAGTGCAAGTGCCCTAACTTGGTAATCTTTTCTTGTTACTGCTCTGTTTTGTGAACCGAAGTGTGCAAGTGCATTTTCTCTAATTTCATCAATCGTTTCAGCACCTCTACCACCACTAGCAGGAATTTCATTATCTACTGCTACAGAATTTTTACAAAATCTATAAAGAGTTATTTCATCATCATCAAACAAAGATAAATCTTCATCAAATTCTATAGCATCAATTTGAGTTAAATCATTCACAGGTACATTTGCGGAAACACCTCCACCAGTAAAATATCTTATTGTTAAAGTTGTATTACTTGGTGCCTGACCATAAGATTTTGATTTTAAGAAGTTAGCTGGGTCAAATGATGCACCTAATCTATCTATTGAATTATTTAATCCTAATCCTACATTTTTAAAATTTGGTAAAAAGGTTTCATCCGATGATGTTGAGTTTCCTCCCCCAAATACTAATGTTGTAGTGTTATCTTCATTTATTTGTCTTACAAATCTTCTTGATGTTTTTGTTACTTTTAATATTTGAGATACAGAGTCTTTAAATTGATATAAATCAGTATCAAATTGGTCTGTATTTGCATAATCAGTATAAACCAATTCTTGTGCAAGATAAGGTACTTCATACCATTTATTTCCATTTGAATCTCTTACATCATATATTTCTATTACATTTGTATCAGCAATATCTATTTTTGAAAATTGTTGTGGTGAGCCAAACGAAATATTAATCGTATTTAATTCTGCTGAAATTGCATTAACATATTTTCTAATCAGATAAAACGTAGGTTCTCCTAATTCATTTCTTTCATAAACAGAAACTTCTCTTTCTGTTAAGTCATTAAAATCTACAAGTTCAGTCGTTCTAAAGGTTATACCAGTAGATGCAGAAGTAACATTCATTCCTTCTTTTATTCTTATAAGATATCCAGGGTCTAAATCAAATCTATTATCACCATCATATAAATTTCCACTTGCCTTTCTTTTACTTGGTACAAGTTGATATACAGATAATCTTGTTAATCCAGCCGATGTAACTTTTGGTTTATATCCCAAGAAATTTGCAAGAGCCACAACATTACTTCTATCTTCAGCGGAATGAATCATAGATTCTTTCAACGTATCATCTATATAATACCCAAGTACATCTCCTAAATAAGATGCCATTTCTATGAACATCATACCTGGTGATGATTCATTAAAATCCGAATATGTTTGTGGGAAATAAGTTTTAGCAAACTCAACTAGATTTTCTCTAAATTGACCGAAATCTTTATTAAGATATTTTATATCTCTTCCTTTATTTTTTATATTTCCTGTATTAAGTGCCATAATTTATTATCCCTGTAATGTAAAAGATACACTATCTGTTTCTATATTATCTCCAACTGAAAATTTTATATTCATTCCAACTTGGTTTTTATCTTTCATTTCATCAGTTAGCTCTACATTTATTTCATCTATATTAATATAAGGTAACCAAAAGTTTACACTATCAGTTATTGTATCAACTAATCTATCTTCAAAATCATCTCCCATTTGTTCAAATAGAAGGTCATGTAAACCAGTACCAAATTCTGGTTGCATCACTCTTTCACCTCTTGCAGTAAGAAGAAGATTTCTTAAATTAGTTTTAGCA